TATATATAGTCACCCTTTTCATCAAATCTGTCAGGATGATTACGCCGTTCTGATTGCTCCATAGATAGAACAGTTGCCTCGAACTCACGTTCCGATAAGGGCTCTTCAAAAAACTCATTCATAAATGCAAAGCCACGAAGACGTAAGTCGTGACCCCAGAACCCTTCAAGTATTGATTCGGATATGTAACGCATCACACGTTCGTTGCGTCCGTTGCCAAGACCAGACGGAATCTTCAACGAGTTTGGAAAAGACTCACGGACATATTTGGCAGTCCTATCCCACTCAGATATAAATTCGTCTGGGTCTAACGGCATGACAGACGACAAGTCTAACTCTGAGAACTCAAAGTCTTTGCCGTCCATAGATGGTAAGACTGGTTTCCAATCCTTCCAAGTTGGAAGGTCGTCCCAGTCCAACCCCATACCTATTTCCCAACTGTAGTTTTTACTTGGAGGTAACAACGCATAAGAGCCGTCGCCTCTAAAGTCTAACCCATTTATGCGAGGCCAGTCGGAGCCCGTGCTGTTTACGCCAGCACGAGGCCCACGACGAACGCCGTCTTTGGGATGCTCGAAATATAAATGCACTCCTCTCTTCGTCTTGACTGTAAAAGCCGAGCGCATGCCTGTATTTATTGCCTGTTTGTACGCTTCGTCATTGTCACAATCGACAACAACAACTCCACTTACCTCGCCTGTTATGATTGCAATGTCATAGTCAGGCCACTGTGACCACCATTGTTCTACTTCTTTTTCTGTTGGTGGCTCGTCTTGATATTGTCTCCACTTTATAGCGGGTCTTTTAGCGTCTGGTTTGATTGGTATTACAGACCAACCTCTCTCAAGATAATCCAGGGCTGCTGCCAGTTTTTCGTTCATGTTCGTCTTCCTCAAAGTAATTGTTAAAGTCAATGTCTGGAGCATGCTCCTTTATTTTCTCAAGAACTTGGCTACTTATATAGCGTCGTTTCATCCAGCCGTATGGGGCAGTACGAACCACGCCAGTTATCTTAGCCACCGAAGACGCCCCACCTAAATCGGTGATGAGCTTCTCGATGTTAAGTCGCATTTTGTTCTCCTTTTGACTTGCATTAATGTATAATTTATACTACACCTATATTATTAATCAAGTCATCATTCATATAAATTGCTGATGACGCATTAAATAAGGAGGTCGTATGACTGATAGTTGGGACGTGTTTGATAAAACACGCAAAGATGTTGTCGCATCTAAAACGACACAGCGATTGGAAGAAATGTCTGCCGAGCTGTATAAACTAAACCTTGAGAAGATAACCCTCGAAGAAAAAATATCTGTGCTAGAGGGAGACATCTCCAGATTATTTCCAGAAGAGTCAGGCTCACAGTCCAAAGAACTTGGATTGTATGAGGTCATTGTTTCTCGCACTGAGAGATGGTCTTGGGATAAGGACGCTTTGGAAAAACATTTTGAGCAGAAACCTCTGCCTCATTATGTGAAGCGTAATCTCAGCATAGATAAAAGGGCGTTCACAAAGATGCCTTTGGAAACACAAAACGAAATCAAGTATTGCCTAACACGCAATCTTGACAAACCGAAAGTGAGGGTAGTGAAACATGTTCAAGACGTTTAGTACAAAAGACATAATGCAAGACGGGCCTACAAAGGTTCTTCTTTATGCACATCATGGGTTTGGTAAGACCTATCAGTGTAGGTTCTATCAATCTCGATATGGAAAAGGACTCATCTTATCAGGTGAGGCTGGTCTAAAATCAATAGAAGACGTGGACATTGACTATGTTCCGTTTACTTCATGGGACAAAGGGCATGACCCTGACAACGGTAAGTATAGCTTCCGTGGTATTATGAAGATGATTGCAGACCCACAGTTTGCCAAGCAAGGTTATAAGTGGATAGCCATTGATAGTTTGACAGAGATGTCAGATAGGTTGATGGAGCATCTTGAAGCCGAGCATCAGGGAGATAACAACAACTTCAAACTATATGGTGACAATTCACGGATTATGATTGGAGCTTTGAAGTGGATACGTGACTTGCCTTTGCATGTCTACGTAACGTGTTTGGCGAAGGAGGAGAAGGACGCTAATGATGTAACTCATTATTGGCCTATGGTGAAAGGGGCTTCTGTTGCAAAACAAGTTCCAGCTTTGTTTGACCACGTCTTATGTGGTGTGAGACGGACAGAGACAAACGATAAAGGCTTGCCAAAGGTGAAGAGATATATCGTTACGGACGAAGTAAGTGGGTGGCATGGCAAGACCAGAGACCCAAAGAGTGTACTGAAACCATTTGAAAAAGTGGATGATGTCACTGAATTATTAACAAGAATGGCTACAGCCGAGGAGAAATAGTATGAGTGATTGGAACTTTACTAATCTTGACTTGTCTTCTGTTGAAGAGGGGTCAGGAAGCACACGCCTACAACAAGGCGTGTATACAGTGGAATGTAAGAACGCATCCATTGAACCCGTTGGTGCTACCAACAATCGTAAATTGGTTCTTGACTTCGATGATGTCGATGGTCAAGGTGATATAAGGGTGAACTTGAACATCAAGCACACCAGCAGTCAGGCACAAGAGATTGCCCTCAGACAGTTAAAATCTTTTCTCGTCTGTGCTGGACACTCAACACCTGACAAGCCTGGGGATGTTGCGTCTCTGAAAGGATTGCAATGTAAAATCAGAGTCGGTTTAGGTAAGCCTTGGACTGGTGACGATGGGGTGCAAAGACAGAGTTCAGAGGTCAAGTCGTTTATGCCTACTAAGGCAGACGCTAAGTCTGACAAGTCTGACCCTCCCGCAGATGAGAAAGACTTAGACGACGAAATCCCGTTTTAGTCGCTAGCAAAGAAGGAGTGGAAATCCTCCCCACTCCTTCTTTTTTTATACAGGTTTTAATATGGTCGAAGCACAAAAAATAATAGAAGCAATAGACGAGGGTTACGAGAAAGAGCCAAAAGAGAAAGCCAGAGATTATATCGGTGCATCTATGATTGGCACGGCTTGTGATGCCGAGATAGCATTTAGTCTGCGTGGCTTTCCAAACAATCCACCAACACCAAGACTCAAAAGAATATTTAGACTTGGTCACATTCTTGAAGACGAAGTCGTTAGAGATTTAAAAGTAAAAGCAGATGTCAGAGTCTGGGAAAAAGACGGACTGACTGGAAGACAGCATACATACGAAGAGCTAGGTGGTCACGTCGTCTGTCACATGGACGGACATATACAGCTAGACGAGAGAAAAGAAGACTTACATGTTCTTGAAATAAAAAGCATGAACGATGCTTCATGGAAAAAGTTTCAGAAGGAAGGCGTGAAGAAATCACATCCAAGATATTATTCACAGCTACAAATGATGATGGGGATGTCGCAAATGCGTACATCTTTTTTTATAGCAATCAATAAGAATACTAGCGAATACCATTCTGAGATTGTGGATTATGATGACCTTGAGTTTATGTTCATTAAAGAACGGATTGAGAGGGTTTTACTTAACAAAGCGAGGAAGATTAGCAATGACGAAACAGATTGGAGATGCCGAGGGTGTTTTAAAAGGGGTGCGTGTTGGGGGCAAATTGATGTTCCCAAGTCATGCACGACGTGTAAGTTTGCAATCGCCAAGTCAGATGGTGACTGGCATTGCCAGAAACACGGACGAAGTGCCAGAGAACTGTGTAACTTTTACGAGCTTTATGAACCGTTGCCGAAGGGAAGCTGACATGAAGTATGAAGAGTTGGAGAAAAAGTTTGTAACGTTACACAACAAACGTTCTGAAGTTATGAAAGAAATTGAATATAACGAGAACGAAATCAACTCCATACTAGAACGCATTGCAAGAAGTAATCTTGAGAAGGATGACTTTGCAAAAGCCAATGACAAACGCAAGCATCTTCGCAAAGAGACTGTGGAACTTAACCACAAGAAGCGAGAGCTTGAAGCACAGATACAACTGATAAAGATGAGAATGAAAAATGAATAAGAAATTTAATCGCACATCCTTTTTGGGTACAGCAGACCAGCTTATCAATAGTGACAGAGCCAAGGTGTACGGGCCAGCAAAGAAGAACCACGAAGACATTGCTAAGATTTGGTCTGTAATTCTTGGCAAGCAGATTACAGCTGAACAAGTTGTTATGTGTATGATTGGCTTGAAGATTTCACGGCTTATAAAAACACCAGAGCATGCAGATTCATGGGTGGACTTGTGTGCTTATGGAGCTATTGGAGGAGAAATAACAAATGAAAGTAATAATAGAGAGCCCGTACAAAGGGCTAAACGAGGCAGACCGAAAAAAAAATAAAGAGTTCGCACGTAGGTGTATGCTTGATTCATTAAAAAAGGGCGAGAGCCCTTTTTTATCTCATCTACTCTACACGCAAGTGCTAGACGAAGATGTAGAATCAGAAAGACGAATAGGATTGGAAGCTGCATTTAAGTGGTACGAGGTTGCAGACTACGTTGTTGTCTATACAGACAGAGGTATAACCAAAGGAATGAAAGAGGGTATAAAGGTAGCCAGAAATTTGAACAAGACTGTTGAGTATAGGTCTTTCAAATGAAGGAAGTAATTGTTTATAGTTTGTGGTTACTGATTGTTCCAGACATTGAGTCGTCAGAAGTAAAACTAAAAAGACTAGAGTTTACCAGTCATGCAAGTTGTTTAGTTATGGCTAACTTACTTGAACAAAAGAGAGACCCCATTGTACAGAAGAAGCAATGCCGAAGGGTCATCAAGTATCCAACAGACCAAGACAATAATAATAAGTAGTTTGTTTGCTAATCTGTTATTCGCTGAGTTCAAAGTGTGGAGCGTCAATGAAAGGACGTCTGCCCTCAGACCTACGTAAGTCTACATAAGCGTTCATAGCTTCTTCCATTGTTCCATCCCATTCACGAATGTCTGGTATCTGCCAGGCAGCACCCCAACGGATTCCAACTCCTTCGTCTTGGGCTGCTTGTTTCATTGCGTCTGCAACGTCGTCGTACAGATTCAATTCCCAAGAACCCCTCGAACCAATGTAACACATCAAGTCTACGGCATCACCAGTAAGGTGGCGTGACTTCATCGTCTTGGATGCACCTTTTGCTACCAGTTCCTCTTGTTCTTCTTGAGTTCGCAGACCACAGATAACTCCGAAGTCGATTTTCGTAAGGGTTATAGCTTTCATAACAACAATTTTCATGCTGTCATTTACGCCTTCAAGCTTGCCGAGGCTTCGTTCTGATAACTTAAATGCCATACTGTTTCCTTTTTTTGTTGCTGTGTGTATTCGTAAATGTCTGAATAAATCTTGCGTTATTTTTTTGTGTCCGTCTTTTTCATCTTGTCATAGCTCCTCATTCCGCCAATTCCGAGCATGCCAAACATTAATGGCATCATCACAGACATGTCTGCTTGTGGTATCATAATGCCAAAGCCAGCACAAATCGGTGCGACCATGTAGTTGATTCCAAGGCTGAGACCTGAAATCCAGCCAATCAAGGGGCGCCAAGACGACTGGAACCAGTTGCCCTGTGCGTCTGCCTTCAATACTTCTATCTGAGCGAGTGCAAGCTGCTGGGCATGTTTCTCAGACATCGTTGCCAACTCGTGGGCGATTTCTGCTTTCTTGTCTGCGTCAGGTATAAATTTATCTAGTAGCCCTGTTACTGGGCCAATCAGTGCTTGTATCATTTTCTTGCCATCCATGCTGTTGTTCCCATATATGCGCCGACTATTCCAGCGCCTGATATATAGAATAGGTTACTAATATCTGCTAGAGCTTGTACTCGCTCTATCGGTACGAAAAACATTGCAGCAGTAAATGCACCCATAGCAATCAGTGTGAACCTAGCCATGCGTAACTGCGCTAAATTTTTTCGTAAACTTGTTTCGGTTTCTTTTATAGCTTTTACGTGAGCCAGTTCTTCATCACTCACAATGCCGTCACCGTCTTCATCATATTCTGCATACTTAGATTTTACTTGTAGTTTCTTTTGGGTCATCGTCTTGCCTTCAGTTCGTCTAGGCTTTTTGTTTTCTTGCCTCCGTCATACTCCCAGGCGTATCCACGATAAACCATCTCTTCGTTTAAGTTCGTCTCTCCTATGTAAATCCACCCCAACATTCTACCATACTTGCCGTCTTTTTCTGTTTTAACTCTGAGACCTGAAGGCTCACCGTCAGCAAGACGTCTTGTAAGAAATGCTTTTGCTTCAAGTCCCATCTGCTTTTCTTCGAGGTCACGTGTTCTGCTTTCTGGTGCGTCGATACCAGCAAGACGTACACGTTCTTTTTTTGTAAGACTGAAGCCAAGGTCTATCACCATGTCGACAGTGTCGCCATCAACTATTTTGGTTATTTCTTTTATGGCGTATTCGTACATTAGTAATAGAACCTACCTTTTTTGCTAGATTGTTCTCCAGCTATCGCATCAACAATACCTTCTCTTGCTGCTCTGTTACCGCCAACGATAGGAATACGTTGCGCAAACTCACGTGCAGCAGCTCTTTCTTTAGCGTTGCTGTTGTCTTTGTCGTCAAAGATACCGCCAGCTGTTGTCATGGCTGAAGGTATAAGTCCAACTGTGGGGCCAAGAAGTGTGGATACCATTCTGTTTGCACCGTATGCACCGTTGTCCATTTGTGTTGCAAAAGAATGTATGATGTCACCAAGAAGACCAAAGCCACCCATGATAGCCATGCCCTCGAAGTACCAGCCTAAGAAATCGTTGTAATCTCCGTGGGTTTTTTCATCATAGCCCAGTATCTTTGCTAGGTTTCTCTTTCTAACTTCTGGGCTTTTGTTTTCATCACCACCTCTGGATTGCAAGACGTCCTTGACGGACAATGTTCCCGCACCAAACGCTGGGCCAAGAAGGAAAAATCCCATAGCTGGCTTGAAGTTTCCTTTGTCCATCTCTCTGAACACATGCCCACCAAGCCTTGCCATCATTAGAGGGAATGACTTGAGCTGGAACACTAGCGCACCAAAAGGTGTCTGCGCCCACATAGGTACATCATTTGGATTTGGTTGGAATATGCTGTCATCTGCGAATTTAAGAATAGCCATTTTAACATCTGGGTCTTCAAGCATTTTTGTGTTGCCGAGAGCAGTTCTTTCTTTTCTTTGATTCGGCAAGAACTTCTCAAGACCATACTGCTTCAAAGCACGATGTGCTTCTTTGTATGCTCTGGACTGATTAGCATATCCAATGTTTGGCTTAAAGTTATTGAAAGCTTTTTCTTGCATGGACTGGAACCAGTTGAAAGCTGTAGCACCAGCTATCTTTCTTTGCATGTCAGTCCAGTCTGTGAGCAACGTAGCGTTGAAGAAAGCATGTGATGCCTTGCCATCAGGTGCGCCATACAGATGAATCATTCTTTCGTGGACAATGTTTTCCATAGCCACACCTGTGTTTATGATGCCACGTCTAATCGCTGGGTCACCTGTCAAGCTGTTCATCTGAGCTAATGCTTTGATGTAAGACTTCATGCTACCAGAACGTATGATTGGTAGAACAACGTCACCAAGTGATGTCAGGGTTGTGTAAGAAAGAAGCGTAACGTTGTTGAAGAAACGCATCTTTCTGGAGAAGTTCATAACACTCTGGTTGCCTTGACCATCCATAGGTTTCTTCATGGCAACTTGCATTGAAGCTTCTATGAACTTGTGGTCATCTGGTTGTAGTGCGCCTTGCTTCCCGCCAAAGTCTTCTAGGGCGTGAACAATAGCTTCAGCTCTACGTCTGTACGTCTGGTTGATTTTACCAGTAGTTGCGTCTGTAGGTGCAACACTGTACAGCAGCTGCCTAACAGCTGGGGCTCCACCAACTCTGTTTGCTTCGTCTAGCTTTTCAACAAAAGGTCGAACATTGTTTCTATTACCACCACTAAATGGCATGGCTACAAGTTCTTGCAGTGTATAAAGTTCTTGTTTTCCATCTGCGTTCATAGATGTTCTGTCCATACGGAACACTTTGTCAGTCGTAAGAAGGTCAGCTATTCCAGATAGACCTTCGTCTGCAACTTTTAGGTAATCGTAGACAGCGTGACTGTTTACACCTAGCTCATCAATGTGTGTCATTCTTCGAGAGCTACCCTCAAAGTATTTAACAAGCAGTGCATCCAAGTCATCTTCAAGATACGGTTCAAGTTCTTTCAAGTTGTCACGTAGTCTTGGGTCATCAAGGTTGATGATTCGTGAATAATCTACATTCTCAAACGTTGGGTTTCTTGTTGTCCCTCTGATTGCGTGGTACACGCCATCAGAGCCCTCTTCTGTAAGAGTAGCTATGATACCTTTTGCAAAAGCATCTGCTTCGATTTCAGTTCCAGGGGGCAATCCACTTACAGCTCTTTCTGCTGTGTGGTATCTTTTCAGAGCAGACCTAAACTCACTTACGTTCTTAGTAATTTTGTCTGCACTCCAAACTTGTGGGAAATAGTTACGTCTGTAACCCACATCTATGCCAGCTTCTACCATAGCTTTACGCTCTGCATCAAAAGCTGCACGTATTTGTTTGTACACAAGACGTTCTGCGTCCGTTAAGTTTTTCTCCTGTCTAGTTCCATCTCCGTAACGTAAAGCTTTTACAATCTTTTTGTATGACTGTGGCTGTTCTGCAAGCCTGTCTGTGCCAGCGTATCTACCTATCGCACCGCCCACGTTTACAGATTTTTTAAACCACCTTTTAAGACTGCCGTCTGAATCAGGAAGCTTCCTAAGTGACTCTTGTATTGGGAAGTATATGCCAGCAAAACGAGAGTTTAGTTTTGGGAAGTGGTCTTTGTACCAACCACCAAGCCAGTTTGCTCCCATCTTTTTCATTCGGTTTGACTGTGTGTCGAGGAATCGAGAAGCACCCTGTCTCCTGATTGCCTGTTCTTCCTTTGGCGTGATAGTTCTTTTTCTCATAAGAGACATAAGAGCGCCGACGTAAGACGGGTCACCACCAGCTGTTTCTAGTAATTCGCCAAACTCACCAACAGGAATGTCATCCATTTTAGATATGGATTCAGAGGACAATGCTTCGACAATGCCACCAGTCGCACCTTTTGGAATTGGTGTAATCTTTGGCTCACTCTTAAATAGACCTTCTTGAATGTGGTCAAAGTCATCAGCGTCAATATGCTTAACCTGATTAGGCTTAAACAGAACGGCTGTTGTATGTTCTCTGCTTGTAGCTCCGTATGTTCTGTTGGTTTCCATAAGTTCTGGGCCATCATTTAAACTGTTTCTGTGTGTAGTTAACAGTCCGTCATAACCCATCTCTTGAAGCATGCCGTTGAACTCTGCTTGAGCGCCAGACCTACTTCTGCCACCAAAGTTTATCATTGCGTCAATAATGCTTTTGTAAATTTCTTCTCCAGTTCGTGGGCCTAGTTGTGAGTTGTTTCGTCCAAGACCAGAGAGGCTGCTAAATACTTGAGACGGCAAGCCCTCTTCAAGAAACTTTGCAGCCAAAGCTTCGATAAAAGGATGCTCTTCGTCTGAGTATATTGTATTAGCACGGAAGTCTGCTGGGCTTTTGAGGTCGATGACAGTTGGTAAAACATCGCCCTCAAGTTCCAAACCATTGTTTTTGAAATTATCAACAATAGCTCTTTCAGATACAATCAAGTCGTCAAGCTGTTCTTTAATTAGTGTTCTTTCAGCATTGAGTTCTTTTTCCAAATACACATTTGATTCGGGGTCAAATTCAGCAAATTGTCTACGCAACTTACCGATGTCTCGTCTAATGAGAACAAGCTCATAAGCGTCAAAGTGTAGGTCTTCTTTGACATTGTCTGGAATATCAGTGTTGTCTATGGCATCAACCATAGCTTGGAATGTTGGAGTCCTTGCGTACATCTGTGATGCTACATAAGGGTTCTCTGTTACATAAATTCCAGGGCCATAGATGCCAGACTCTGATGGTCTCATGTGTATGTTTGGATTTGTTTCTTTCTTAAACACGTTCTTTCTAGGTGTTCCGTGATAAAAGAACACTGGCATTTGTGTGCTTTGGTCTTCTCCAAAACCTTTGTTTGTAAAGTTTAGAATCCTAGCTTGCTTGTCTTTTGGCATGCTCATAAATGTATCGTAAGCATAATCTGCTGCATAGCTTGGGTGCGTAAGGTATTTTCCTTGTAAAGTACCAGCCATTGGTCTTGATACAGCTGTGTCTTCAAACATGTCTCCGTAAAAGGTTACACGTCTGAAAGCTTCTTTGACGTCTTGCCTTCCGATTTGTCCGTTGATTATGTAAGACGCATATTCAGCAGTTCTGTTGATTGCATCATCCATAATGGAAATGTTTTGAACTGCATACAAGTCATCACCAAGAGCGTCAGCCAAGATGTCGTCTCGTGTAATGTCTTCTTTCATGTACTTAGTGAGTGAGTCTCCAAACCACTCATAAGCCAGCATGTCTTCTTTTGTTGAGCTGTAGAAGTCATTGTACTTAGAGCCATACTTTGCTTCGATTGCGTCCCTTGTTTTTTGGTTAGCATTTCTGTAAGCAGTTTGAATAACTGCTAACTCATCCGCTTCGAGAGCCCCAGAGCGAATTACCATTTTGTTTAGCTCTGTGAATATGTCGTCTGCGCTGCCTGTGCCTTTTGTTAGATTTGCACCAAGACGTCTTACAAGAGTTCTAAAGTTCTTGAAGTCTGGATGTTGATAGTTTCCAAAAGCTCCTCCACCAGAGACTGAGTAGTCGCCCCCTGATAGTCTTGCCATATCGTCCATTGTAATTTTGTTTACGTCTTCAAGTGTGCCAACAGACGCTTTGTTTAGAATGTTAAACATTCTGTAAGCAATAGTTCTGCTCGTCGCCTCTACCTCTGGGTTTCTGTGTGTAATGAAAGAAAGCATTTCACGTACAGAAGCCCTTGCAGAAGGAGGTATGCCATCGCTAGACATAACACCTCTGCTGTGGTTTATCTCGATTTGCAGAGCGTCTTTTGTTTTCTTGAATCTTGGTGACAATATCTTGCCAGTACCACTCTTAGCACGTTTGTTGTTTTGTCTACGCTGTATTTCAAACAACAATTCGCTAAGTCTGTCTTTATCACCTGTGTGCAAGGCATCAAGGAATGAAGCCTCTAAGTCCTGACCGCTCATCTTAAATGTTTCACGTGAAACTTTTACAGGTTTGCCTTTGATTGTGGACGATTTTATTTTGTTTACAATCTCCAAACCAATCTGGTCACCATAGTCTGAGCCTTTATGTTTTACATAAAGGGCTCGTAGGTCAGAGATACTTTTGCCTTTAACGCTGTTAGTTCTTCCAGCATCAATAGCTTCTTTGCCATCTCTTGCTCTGTCATTACGTTTCTTCTTAGAGTTGTTGACAGCTTCTTCTGTAGTCAGATTGTCTTGTCTGTCTTTTTTCTTTTTAGCGTTACGTATTGTAGTTGTGCCTTTGACTTCGCCGTTAGCTCGTTTAGGCGCTGCACCTCTATCAAGTGAGGTTGGTTTTGAATCTGGAATAAGGTCTACAGTTTCTTCTACACGCTGATAGGCGTTGTTTAACTGCTTGTCCAACATGCCAAGTAAGTTCTCTGTAGACGAAGCTTGTAGGTTTTTAATTCGACCAGGGATACCTTCTGCTGGTTCAAACGTTCCAGCGTAGCCATTGTGGTAGAAGTCTTTTAACTGGTCTGCCACTTTCTCCATGTCTGACTCTGTGGAAAAGTCACCATAGTTACGTGCATCAAACCCGTCGTCTGTACCGTACTGTTTGCCGTCGATAATCTCGTCGTAATTGTTGATTCGGTCACGGATTATTTTGACCATGCCTCGTCTGCCAGCACCTTTTCTAAGTGGTGAGAAAATAGTTTGCTCAACACCATCACGTGCTACCAGTTTAGAATTTGGAACCATCTCAAGCAGAAGCTTTTGCAGTTCTCTGTGAGCATTAACAATCGCACTAGGACTATCAGAAGCTATAGCTGATTCTATATCTTCTCTAGCCAATGTGAGTTGTATAAACCGCTTGTGTATATGTTTGCCTAGAGGCGTTTGTGGATTTGCACCAACACCTAGAGTAAATGTTTTCTCTTCGCCACGGTCTGGAATAATCTTTGCGAACAATGGCTCAAGGTTAGGGTCAATCTTTGCGCCACGATAGTATCTATCAAAGATGGCTTTTACATAACCACTGATTCTTTCCCAAAACTTTTCTGTTTGTAGGTCAGGAGACTGCCTGTTTCTTGTAGCCCACATTTCAAACTGTTCAGCAAAGAACTCTGCTGGTTTGGTGGGTACATGTATTTTAAAAAGCTCGCCTTCTCTCGTTGCTTGCGCCTCTCCTTGAGGTAAAGACCTGTAATCATCGTTTACAGTCTTACTAAAACGACCACCTTTGTACTGAGATTTAGCAATGTTCCAAAACTCTGCTCTATCTTTCGGTGAAAGAATATTGTGATAAGCCCAGTGAGCTACTTCATGGTACAAAACATTAAGTCGTGGTTGGACTTTAATATCTTTTGGCCCAACCCTTGTCTTAATTTGTATGTCGTTGTCCATTGAGCTGTATTCGCCTTGGTTCCTCATTCTTTCTCTATTTATGAGAAGAGGTGCTTTGTCGGGGTCTCCGCCAAGGCTATCAATAAATCTTTTTGCTTCAGCTATTTCGTCTGCTGGATGTCCAGCAAATATCTTGTCAATCTGTAGCTTTGCTTCACGTCTTGTCGCTGTAGGCATGCTGTATCCGTTAGGAGAAAGCTTTGCCTCCAGTCCTTTTACAAACGCCATGTGTTCAATATGCCTGTCTATTTCGTTTTCTTTGACAGGCCAGCGTCTGCTCTCCATGTTGTTGACCATAGAACGTATTTCAAGTCCTGTGATTTTTCTGCCTTTGGATTCAAAAACACGACCAAAAGGTGAGATGGTATATTTACTTATTTCTTCGATGGTAGCCATATCCATGTCATCGAGTTCAAGCTCTAGCTTATCAAAGTCCTCCACGTCCATAGGGTCGCCACGACCAGTAGCTCCACCAGTCTCTAATCTTGTGGCATCAGGACTTACGTCCTCTGCTTCAGGAGGAAGACTGTCAAACAGTTTACGTCTTGCAGCGGATGTAGGTGCTTTTGTGTCTATAGGAGCGTAACGCACTTCCCAGTTTGCTGGGTCAGACTTTGCTCCACCCTTTTGCCCTATGATAGCTTCGATACCTTTGCCTTCACGTATCTGCTTTTCGCTAATCATACGCACGTCTTCAGGGTCTAGCTTAGAACGGACGATAAGCTTCTTGTCACCGCTTGTAGTTCTTACTTCTGGAACAGGCGCAAGCTTTGGTTTTTCTCCTTTGCTAAGAGCAGTAACAGTTTTTACAAACTTATCTACATCACCATCTTCTTTGTAAGCATCAAGAGCCCTACGTGCTGTTGCCTCCGTTAAACCCTCATCTGGTTCTGGGGCTTCTTTAACAGCTGTTTTGATGTCTTTTTTCTTGATGTCTTGACCAAGTATACGCATCAGATACGTGTAATCTGTGTATGACCTTTTGGTTGTTGCATCAGCAAAAAGAGTTGTACCCTTTTTAACTCTTACTTTTGCACCGTTAGGGCCAATAGCCATCTCACCGCCAGAAACGTACGTAACAATTCCTGGGCCTTTGCCCTTTCTTGCTTGCAAGTCAGCTTTGAGTATAGCTTCTTCTTTTGGAATCTCGTTTGGCTTTACCCTGTACTGACCAGTAACAGTGTAACCATCGCCTACAGATGTGCCTTTTTTAAGTATGCCTTGTATTTTACCTTCGAGGTCTCGACCAGCATTTTCAAAAATACTCTTAGCTTCAATAGAGTCTGATGACGAACGTACACCGCTTTCTTTTTGAGTTGGCATACCTCGACGTTTTTGTATTTCACCTAAAGCCAACAACCTTGCAGTCTCTTCTGAATACTCAGGGTTGTCTGCCATAAGTTGTTTTATTCTGCGATTGATAGCTTTTTGTTCTGTTAAAGTTAATGGCTTACCAGTAGCGTCACTAGGATTCGTTTCTATTTTAATTAACTTGTTTTTAATAATAGCCATAATGTCTTCAGGGTCAGATGTGAGCCCCAAATCTGGACGTCTTGCAAAAACTTCTGCATATTCTAAAAATGTTTCTCGTTTCAAACTGTTGGCGGGTGGCATAACCTCCATAATTTTATTAGCATCTTCCATAGCTTTTACAGCTACAGCATGAGGCTCGTCTGATTTATTAGCGTTAATAGCTGCATCAACACGTCTTTTTGTTATTCGACCATTTTTAGATTTAGGTGCTGGCTTTATATCTGCTGGGTTCAAACCAGCCATCAATGCTCTGCCTCTTGAATCTCTATCTATAAGAAGCTCTGGGGCATCAATTCTTTCTACAGAACCATCTGGCTCTGGAGCAGCAACTTTGGCTTCAGGTGCTGGGGCATCTGATGATTTGTTAAGTGCAGCATCATTTGCTTTGGCTACTATTTGTTGAATCGCAGACTGTTTGAACTTGCCTTGCCCATCAACAATATTTGGCACTGAGTAAATGCCTTTCTCGTAATCAGCAGTTAAGTCAGCTTCTGTGTAAGCATCATTAAGTGCAGCACGAACTTCTGTTTTTTGTGCGTCGTTAAGAAACGGCCCATCATCTGCAAAGATGTTTTTTGCTGGCGGGGCTTTGGCTGCGACAGGTTCTGTCGTTGCAGTCTCGTCTGCGGGTTTAGCTTCGTCTGCCTTCGGTGCAGTTTCGTCTGCGGGTTTAGCTGTAGTTGTGTCAACTGAAACCTCCCCTTCAGGGATGGCTTCATCAGCGTTCTTCGCTCTGTATTGTGCAAGGATAGCTCTAGCATCAGCAGAATCCATTGGGTTCTCTGCTTCACTAATACGTGTAAAGATAGACAGGTCTTCTTCAAACCTAGTCCTCATTTTTGCTGCTTTGTTTAGATTTGCAATTTGATTTGTGCCTTCGAGCCTTTTGATTTCGGCTTGTTCTTTTTTCAAACGTTCGCCAAAACTAGATAGTGCAGCAAACACATCTCGTGAGTTTTTAATTTCTTGTATTGTTTCGTCGTCTGCGCCCGTAGCAACAGCGTCATTGTATGCTTTTCTTTCGCCTTCTAGGATGCTGTCTACTTTTGCAATCTTTGCATCTATCGGGTCTACAGGAACTTCGGGAGCTACTGTAGTTGCGTCACCACCAGCAATGCCGTCGGTATCTGCAAAAAATGTTTCTGGAGTATCTGTGCCTCTAGCCAGGGCTTTGATTGCGTCTTCGCCACCTTCAGCAACGACTTGTTCTATTTGTTGTGTTGTGAACCCACGTGCAACAAGGTCATCAACAACCTTAACTGCATTTCTTGCGCCAAATATACCGCCGATTGCACCGAAAGCACCACCACCAACAAAACCGCCAGCGCCTCCAAGTGCTGCACTGCCAGCTAGCTCCATTCCACTGTATTCATCACGGAGACCGAGAGACTTATCTCGTGTTTGTTGAGCCCCTTCTATAAAAAGTTCTGCCCCAGCTGAATACTTTGCTGCGTCAATACCACCAGCTAAAGCACCTTTTCCAAGACCTGTAGCTTTGGACATTCCAGCTGACTTACCGCCAAGATAAGCAGCTCTTGCAGCTTTACCTCCTTTTGTTAAAGCGCTCACACCTCCAAAAAAGTTTATTGGGTCAAGTAAAACAGCTGCACCGATAGTGCCTAGAGCGCCATACCCTCGACCACCATCTTGCCAAAAAGATGGGAGAGACCGCCAAACTTGTTCGATACGTTTTGCACGGCTACGTTGCTCTTTGTTTGATGCAAGAGCTTCAAACGCACCTTTACCAGCACTGAATGTGTTGAGGTCACGCCAAGTAGAGTCACTATAAAAAGCTTCAATATACTCATCGTTAGATGCGTAGTATTCGCCTTTATTTCCGTAGTATTCTTTAAGGTCGTTAAGAAACCTTGGGTCTTTTAGTATTGTTCGTGGGTTTATATCCCCAGCGTAAGATAGGTCTTGAGCCGTTGATTCTTGTACATTGGCTTCAATATCGTCAAATTCAAATCCAGTTCTATTTGTCATTCGGTACTCCAGTTATCCGATGATTATAATTTATAGCAAACCTTATATTAGGTCGTCCTACCTCATGGGGTCACCTTCTGCTTCTATAAAGTTATTAAAGAAGGTATTGTTATATCGCCTAATAAAGTTGTATGGGTCAGTCTTGAAGAACTGAAGGTCATCTGTGCTAATTGTAGGCCCATCTGTTCCAGCCAAAATATCCACCATGTCTTGTCCATCGGTGAGGCCATCACCGATTCTTAGAAAGTCCTCTACCATCTTAGCCAATAGAGAATTAGTCCGACCAGTTACAGGATTTGTCGTAATTAAGGTTGGGTCATCTCTTAGGTTTGCTAGTTCGTCCTTTCTATCAGCTATTTCTGCATCGCTGAATTGTGTTTCTCTAGGAATTTCAGCGCTGCTTGTAGCAATGTCATTTTCTATTTTGGCTATCTCTTTTTGTATCTTTTCTGTTATAGCTTGAACATTACCCAAATATCCCTTTTGATAAGTTTCTACTCTGTTATCGTCATAGGCTGGCGTACCAGCTGTGATAAATTTTTCTTCGCCATAAGAATTACGTCTTGCGTTTGCTATACGTAAGTTAAATCTTTCTTTGTATCTGTTTAATTTATCCAGCGTAGATTTTAGCTGCATAAGCTTTTCTCTTGGTTGCGCTTGACTTTGCAGCGTTTGGTCAAGTTCGTTTGTGTATGTTTCAAGAGCTTGAGTAGACTTGCTTTCCATGTCTTCAAAGAACTTTTCAAACGTAATTGTTTTACCGCTCTTGTCGTAGCTTCCCTCACTCATAATGTTGTCTTTGAGTTGTGTGGTTGCCTCATCTATGGTTGCAACACCCATCATCTGAAGTATTGCTTCACCTTCTTTTTCAAGGTCTGTGGATGTCATAGGCTTGCCTGACTTAGATAAGTTGTCAAAAGCTTGAGCCAATGTAATAGCTGTAGCTTGGCTGATGTTATATCGTTGAGCAAGGTTCATAGCTGCAAGCTTAAATGGTTTAGCTGCATCAGACTTACCACTGAACACCAAGTTAATAACGTTTTGGTTATTGTCCAAAATTGTTTTTCTTGCGCCAGTTGCTTTGTCTTCAAGCTCGTTCATTCTCTTTTCAATTTTTAAGTCTTGAGATATTTGTGCATTGCCAATCATTGAATCAAGCAATACTTCAATTTTAGCTTCAAGACGTGTTTTTAGAGCTGGGTCTATGTCTCTATACATTTGTTGGTATATCTCACGCATCAAACGTTTAGCAACAAGAACTTGGTCATTACCCACAGTTTCCACAGCCCCACCATAGACTATGTTTCTCAAATCTGGGTTTTCAAGAACAGCTTTTGTAAACGCTTCTTCTTTTTCGTTAAGTCTAGCGTCATCAGCTATATCTTCTTCTTTTTTTCTTTTGTCTACAATGCGTTTAGCTTCAGTTTTAATGCTGTTTAAGTATTCGTCAGAAACAGAAAATCCGTTTGTTGCACCTAACTGTTTAAATGTATCTTGTACAGATTGCACAGCCTCTGGGCCAATAGCCATTGCTTCAGCCATTTGGTTTACAAATTCTTTTTTATTTGTAAGCTCGAAGTTTGTTTTTATTCTGTCTTGCTCTGTTGTTACCTGAGTTTTAAAACCTTGAACCAAAGACTTTGGTACGTTCAACTGTGAAACGAGTTGGTCAATATCTATGTTTCCACCAGAGTTTTTTATAATTCTCATAGCATCATCAACATACTTAGTTGTTTGACCCCTAAAAACTTCTTGGAAACGTGCTGGGGTAAATTGTGATGTTAATTCAGTTGGCAATCCCAAGCTTTCAATGTACTCATCAAAAGCTGTTGTTCTTACAGTCTCGCCATCTACAAAATCTGTCATGTTATCAGCTCCTCCAGGGAAGCCCATAGCTATAGATGGCAACAACTCTTGCACCTGTTTCATTTGACTTAGCCTAGACGTAAGTGCAGCAGACGCATCTTTTTCTTGTTTTGCTTTGAGTGCAGCAGCATTACGCTGACCAATAACGTTAAGAACGTCTGAGCTAGGCATACCACCAGCAAGATAGTTTCTGCCAGCAGCAGCTTGGTCTATAAATGATTGCATCTCCATAGGCGTTGCATACGGATTTGCTTGCTTAAAAGCATTGAAAGCATTTGCAAGCTCAAGACGTCTGCGTTCGTCTGAGTCTTGTTGCTTGTTAAATCCTGAAAATGCGCCTACTAAATCTACCATTCCCTACCTCAACTAAATAAGTTCTTAAAAGCGTTGCTAAAGCTTTGGTCTATATCATAAAAGATACCAGCATCATACGGAGTTCCTTCTCCAACTGGTTTGCCGTCAGGCCCGTAATCGTATCGAGTTCCCCCAGGTTGTGATTGGTCACTCAAGAATTTAGAGAACTGCGTACCAAAGTTTTGACCAGCTGTTGTTGCTCTGTTTTGCATAGTGTCTGCGTATCCGCCTATTGATGATAACAACTGATTACCTATGGTTCCAGCGTTACCCATGTAGTTTGAGCTATCGAGCGTCAATGCTGCTGGGTTGAATATGCCAGACTTAACGTTGAAGCCTTGGTTAGTAGCTAGACTTGTTGGTCTTGCATAGTTAGCTAGGTTAGATGTCATCAATGATGGATTGTTATATATGGCACTGCCAATAGCAACTGGAGCCCTAAAGTCATTAGCGCTGCCAATGCTTCTGTTTATAATTGATGATGGTATCATTCGTGCGTAATTGTAACCAGATAGTGCTGATGGTGCGCTTGGAAGATTAGCTAATTGTGTTAAACCTGTTCCAGCTATACCAGCAGTCTCTGCAAGCATGTTCTTTCTTTGATTAAATATGTTATTTACGTTCGTGCCGAATACTTGCTCTCTGCCAGAGATGTATTTTAATGCGTCGTCATAAGCAGCGTCTGTAGCTTTAGCATATTCCCCAGCAAGACGTTCTGCAATTTGTCCCCTAACATCCTGACCTTTTGTACTGACGTCCATACCTTGACGTATGAGACCAGCTTCACCAACAGATGCAACCTTTTCAGCTGCTCTATCTACAGCAGCAATATTTTGGTCTACTCGTTTAGCTATTTCTGCGTCAACATCTGCTTGTGTTAAAGGTGTAGTTTGTGGAACGTAACCAAGCTGCGAAGCAGTTTGGGTTACAGCATTTTGTAATCCAAGTATCTGGTTAAGTATTTGGTCACGAACAGCCATACCCTCTGCACGTTCGAGTCGTGCTTGGTCTTGTGCATCAAGAGCCATGTTTACAAGAAAGTCACGTTCTATCTGTGCCGTAGCTCTGTCTTGCAAGAAACGTCTTAGCTCTTCATCACGTTCACCAGCTGCGGTTGCTCTAGCTAATTCTAACTGTTGTATAGCAAAATTTCGTTCTTGCTCACTGATGTCTTGTCCTTTGAGGAGTTGCTCTAGTCTAAATGTAGAAAGACGTGCAGCTTCTTTGTCTTGAAGAATCTGACGTTCAATGTCTTCTGACCTTTCTTTAAGCAAAGCTTTCTTAAAGTTATCTAGCTCGGACATTTGGAACTCACGTTCCTGTCCAGCAAGCCTTCTGTTAAGTGCTTCTATCTGTTGTAAGTATTGGTTTTGTTCTCTTCGCTCTCTGTTAGCATCTTGTGCCAACATAAAGTTAGCGTTCTGAAACTGTTGCTGTTGTTGCATCTGTGCCATTTGCAACTGCCTAGCAGCAGATGCTTGTTTAGATGCTTGGTTTGCTGAGTATAAAGTACCAGCTAATCCTAGTATTGCACTGAACATTCGCTAACGCCCCTATACACTTATAACCCCTAAGTTTTGACTAAACGCTGAAGGCAAGTTTGCTAATGCTCCCAGCTCTTCTTCGTCGCCACCTTGAGCTAATAGATTTAAATATTGCTCTAGGGTTATTGGGTCTATCTGAGCGAAGTTCTGAAACTCAGGAACACCTGATGCCCCTATTGATGCAAGTAAGTCTTGCTGTGCTTGTCCTGACCTAGCAGCAACGGCTTCTGCATCTGTTTCGAGTCTTTGTTTTTCAGATTGTAACCTTTGTTCAGCTGCTGCGATTTCGTCCAATGCTTGCTGTGCGTTAAATAAATCTACCTGTGCTTTTTGTTGGTCAAAAGCTGTTTGAGAGCCAGTTAAGTCATCAAGAGCATAGAAAGATGCGTTGTTAAGGTCTTCGACAAGTTGTTGTGCTGCTGTTTCAATCTCTGCACGCTTAGTTGCTAAGTCTGCAAGACGAGCATCTACTTGTTCGAGGCCCGCAGTAATCTCGCCACTTATGTTACCAACTCTGCCACCAGAAAACTTAGCAAGCTCTTGCTGAAGCTTTTGTAGGTCTGATTGTCTGCCAGTTATGGCGTCTTCGTCTGATAGAGCAATGTCGCCAATACCTGTGCCAGCTGTTTGTACTCTTGAAAGAATGTCGTCTAGTGCGGTTGTTCTTTCGCCCTGTAAACCAGCCAATGCAGTTTCTGCGTCTGCAATAGCGCCTGTAGCTCCTGAGAAATCAAAGTCCAGCTCTGAAGAGAAACCAGCAATTTCATTTTTAAGGTCACGTATTTGGTCATCGATGTTGTCAAGAATAGCAGCACTAAACATATTGCCACCTTCGGCAGCTTGCTCAACGTTACCAGCTTGAGATAAGAAGTTCGCTTTTGCGTTTTCTAAACGTGCAAGCTCTGCAACTCTTTCGCTTTGTAAATCTTTGACGTCGCCTAGAACGTCTTGTAGTTCGCCTAGCTGGTTGCCAAAGTTAAAACCAAGTTCGGAAGAGAATCTTCCAGCCTGTCTTTGTCTGTCTTCAATGTCATCAATAAGAGAAGCAATGCCAGCTTCATCTGTAATTCCAAGGTTATCGAGTCTGTCAAAGTAGCTATCGACGTCAGTATAAAGCGTATCGCCAAATGTGCTGATTCTATCAAGCTCTGTTTGTCTTTTGCCTTGGAGGTCTGCAAGACCAGCAGTTAGTGTGTCGTATTGGTTTTGGAAGTTAGAAAAACCCCCTGGCATAAACTGACCCATGATGTCAGACGAAAACCCTTGTTTCTGCAAGTTAAGGTCTGACAACTGTTTTTCTAGCTGGTTCATAGATGCAAGGTCTGCAATTCCTAGCTGACCCAATGTTACACCCATACCACCTAACCCTTGGTTCAAGCTTTGACCAAAATCTGTGATACGTTTTTCTTCTGCTGCCCTGTCTGCTTTTAATTGGTTGAGAGTGTCAGCAAGACTACTGATGTTTGATGAGAGAGTATCGTAATCAGTTGTGGAAAACTTATTCAGGTCTGGAATGTTTGTAATACCAATAGGCCCATACTCTGAGCCAACAGATGACTCGAATATTGGCTTGTCTAAATCTGTATCGAGATTACCCAGATTAGTGGCGAGGTTACTTATCTGTGGGGAGTACACATCAAAGATGTTCTCGTTTGCCTCCGTCGTGGGGTCATCATACAAACTAGATATATTAGCACCAGAAAGCGCACTCGAAAGAGCGTCATAATCTGACTGGAAACCGCCTAGTGCCGTGTTAAATGTATCTACGGCAGTGTTGTAGGCGTCAGCTTGCTCGCCGTATTTCTTTTCTGTATCTGTCCTGATTTTAGTTTTTTCAGCTGTGTAATCAGGTGGTGCTGGTGGACTGCTTCCTTTACCCATTTTTTCTAGGCCTCCCTCTTTTGCGTTTTATACCATTTTGGGGTGTCTTCGTCTTTAAGTAACCCGAAGAGGATTCCATCTTCGGAGGTTCCGTCTTTTTTACGGAAGTAACTTCTGACGATACCTTCTTGTTTGAACCCCATAGTTTTGTTAAGTTTTTTAGCTTTTTCATTAGATACTCTAGCAACGCTAGAAACCCTGACACAACCGCACGTACCCCACGTATAATCAAATAGAAGGGATAAGTAACGCCTTTGCCACCAGCTTTTATCAGTTGAAGCAACGTGGACATGGATGTCATTTGGCGACCAATCTGTAAAAATAACAGCCCCAATGAGTTTGCCATTTTTCTCAAAGCCAAAACACTGCGGGTCATGCCAGCCAGAGTCTTCCATGTGTTGTTTTGCCCAGTCTGTAACTCTTTTATTTTCATGCACTATTACCTTTATCATACATTTTAACTCGCAATCACACTTACAGCCATAGTTACTTCGAGTACACTTGCCGAAGAGTTGTTGGTTACAATAAATTCTATTTTCTTTGATGCGACGGAAGCATCTATTTCAATCGGTGTTCCCAATGCTGTTTCGGAAGGTGTGGAACTAGCGCTTAGTGTACTGCCCAAGCCAACACCATCTACAGATATTTGTACACTACAAGTACCTGATGTGGTTCTGATTGCAATTCCGTCTATTCTAATCTTTTGTTTAAATATTCTTTTTACGCCGAACGTTGTGTTTGTAGGCGTTGCTACTTCAGTAAAGAAACTGTCAGTAGAAAGAACGGTAGGAAGTTGTGTGGAAGGCAACCTACCAGTTGAGTCGAGAGACGCCACACCGTTTGCTGCACCTTTTTGAGTTATAGGAACAACGGAGGAAAGGTCGACTGTTCCATACTCAAGAGCCGTCCCTGTACCATTTACCTTTACAAACTGACTTGCGTTAGCTGATGTAAAGGTCGGGAGAGATGATTCAGGAGACGTCTTTAAGAACTGCGTACCATCAAAAAACTTCAGCTGGTTTGGTGTTTGTGATGTATCAAGAAACAAATCACCAGTTGCTGGAGATGATGGGGTAGAGCTAGAAACTGTAAGTTTAGCTTTTGCAGTAAGGGCTGCTGACAAACCATTTACTTTTGCCTGGGCAATGGCGTCGTTATCTATTCTAATTTTAGCCAGTTGTATAAGACCACTATCTGTGTGAACAAAATCTTGCTCAAACATGTGTCCTGTTACAGCCTGAACCGCTGTGTTTTCAACTGTGATAATTGTTACAGTATTTCCTGATGCAACAGATGAGTTGAACGTCACAGTATTTGTTGTTGCAGATGTGGTGTAGTCATTAGCACCACCTTCTCGCATAAGAATACCATTTTTGTAAACTTGTAGCCTTGATGTTGAATCGTGAACAAAAGCAAACACAGCTTGGTTACCTGTCGTTACAGTGTCTGTTCTTATAAATCCTGTTATGGCTGTTGACCTAATCTTGTAGATAGAAACAACATCCGCATTAGCTAAAGCGCTGTTAAATGTAACCGCACCATTGCTACTAGAACCAGCAGTTGGACTGCTTTGATAATCAAATGAAGCCCCTGTTCTTTTCAAAATACCGTTTACATATACAAGAAGTTCGTCTGTAGCTGCGTGGGCATAGTCAATAACTGTTGTTGAAGTGCCAGATATAACGGTGTCTTGTCTTGAGTGAATAACTGGAGCCCCAATTTCACCCACAGCTGCACCCGCTGCACCCCGTAATTCTGCTGCCGAAACAAGTGTTATGTAGCCAGTTGTGTCGTCTGCGTATGTTCCAACCCTATACTGAATATCTCCACTTGCGTCTTTTCTAAACTCGATTGGCCCTTGCCATGCTCCTGTACTACTAAAAATTGTTTGGAGCAGTTCGCCGAGAGTTTTATCGCCTAGTTCTGCTGCATTTAAGTAGCGAAATAAATTCTCAAATTCTGTATTTATGTTTCCAGAAGAGCCGTAGTTCTGCGGAAACTGTTGTCTAATTCTTGCCATTATGTCCTCACTACTACTGCAAAACCAATAAGTCTAAGCAATCCTTCACCCCCTTCAGTTTTAAACTTATACTGGGCTGCTCTATACCTATGTTGCCATTTTCTTTCATATTGCCTTGATAATGGCACATCTTCAAAGTAGTTGTCGTCCGATGTGTCATCTACTTCCATAAACATTGTGCCAATAAGCCTTCCTTTGTCGTCTTGAGCTTCTACAGATACCTTTCCCTTACCAGCCATCTGCAAAATTATGCTCGATGTTTCTTTTGTATCCTCTAAACTACCATGCCACAAAAGTGGTGTCGTCACTGTTAGTTCAGGAGTAACAGAATTATCTTTAATATCTTCTACTTTTAATACCTCAAAAACACCACCAGTCGTACCAAACAAAAGCTTTCCATTAAGAAATGCACCGCACCTAGAGTTTAAGAAGGTTCCTGTACTGAACTTTGGTTGTGGCTGACCGCCTTCTGGATTCATGGCTAGAGTTAATCTAGTACACAAAAACCCTCCAGCTTGTGGAAAGAACAAGTGGTATTGAGCTGTGTCTTGGTCAAATACCGCACTAATCTGCTCTGGGTCTTCTACAGAATCAAATAGCTCTCTGTATAAAATATCAATCTTGTCTGAAAGGCTATAAGAATAAACAAGAATACCATTGTCTTCTGAACGTTTGATTGAGTGTATGCCAGACCTTGAACAAAACAACAGGTCTGTTCCAGCGTTTACAATGCTGTTGTGAGATGCACAGCCAATGTTGATATTTGCGTTATCATCAACAAGCCAGTTATCTATGCTTGGGTCTATCTTAAATATGATAGCTCGGTCAGCAGTGAATACTGCTAATCTGTTTTGCTCGAAAGAGCCAAGACCAGTTATTTGGTCAGCCGTTCCAAGCAAGTTTGCAATGTCTATAAACCCAGCCCGCAAAACGTTTGTTGATGCTGGGTCTTCGTCTTCGGGAAAAATCTCGTCTTGGTCTACACGACTTAGGTGTACTTGTGTCTCTCTTCCTGGAATTCCAGCAATCACAAGACGTCTTTGTACAGACGTAAGAAACCCTGGTTGCAAGTTGTTTATTGCTGGTGATTGGTTTCTTGAAAAGTTTACACCATCATATCGGTACATTGGTCTTGCTCTTGCAGCTAGCTGAACCGATTGATTGAATACTGTAGTAGAAACTATGGCTGCTGTTGGGTGTACATCAAGTAATTCGTGGTCTCTATCAGATTTAAAATTAAGACCAGAACCTGTTTGTTCTACCCACAAAGCTTCGTCTTTACCAAAGAAGCGGATGTGATTTACTTTGAACTCACCTTTTCTAAATACAGTTGATGCGTCACGAACTATTTGCCCACGCCAGTCTGCCGTGCCGTTGATAATCTGGTTAAGGTGTTGCTCCTTACCAGTATCTAAAGAGGTTATGTCACGAGAGGTATCAAGACCTTGAAAGTTCTCGTAAGCAAATACCTTGGTTTTTACCCCACTTGGAGACTTGATAGTGCTGGACATTAATAGCTAACCGTTCCATTTACTGTATCTGTTTTTCCTTTATTGATGTTTCCCTTGTTTGTACCATCATCCACAACAGTCATACGTATCTTTGTATTGCCATTCTTCTGTCTCCACAACTGTCTGTTAAGAGTTGTGTTGTATGTTGGCAAGTACACGGACACTTTTTCACTACCCTGTTGTAAAGCGTAATGATAAAGCAGTCCCTGGACTATGATGATGTCATCAATCTCACGCACGTCTTGCAAAGATTCATAGTAATCTATGCCGTCCACTGTTGTTGTAGTGGTTGTTGTTGTGCCAGATGTTGTGGTTGTGGTTGTTGATGGTGCGTATGGGTGCATACGTATATCGTCAATAACCATGTTTGCAAACTCAAGAAACATCAAACCCACATCCCCATCTAATGTTCCAGGGCTAAAATCGCCGTAACGTCTTAGCGCCTGAAATATTAGACTCTCAAGGGGAGAATGTTTCTCACGTATGTGAGGATTAGTGTTACTTGTTTCCGTAGTGGTGTCAGTTGTAACTGTTGGCATTATTCTACAGCCTTCCTACGTACCCTTCCATTCATAATAAAGTGGTCTCTCTCAAACCTAGCAACGTCATCTGACATTACTTTCCATTCTAAATGATTGTCTGAGTATCGTCTAATTGAACGTAAGCCAGCTACATCAAACATGCTTGGCTCTGGTTGTCTGCTTTCAAACCAAACTACTGTTGGTTCAGCTTTTTTTGGCTTTTCTTCCTGAACATAAGCTTCGTTTACATCTGGTGTAGACGGGTCATCAGCCTTGTAATGACCTTTCTTTGTTCGGGCTCTAACTTTTTTCTCTGTCATATTCACCTCTTGATAAAAGTAAGGGGGCATTATTGCCCCCTTACTATGCCTCAATCGAACTGTAAGGTCGTCCTAATTAGTTCTTCCTTGCAGTCCAGCCTTTAACGTACGCATGTACTTTGTCTTGCAAGAGTTCCAAACCACATTCGGTTAGGTACTCGTGCTTGACGCTATCTGCGTCGACGGCTTGCCTGTTTTCTAGCAACTGAGTATCACGTCCTTCAAGGTAACGATATACCAAGTACGGGAAGTCAATGATAACCATAGCAGTCTTCATGTGTGGAAGCTGACGGAACTGCGGATGCAAGTGTACCATCAAGTCTCCAGCAAATGTAGCATACCTAGTTAGGTTGACTCCGTAAGCACCTTCAACAGCTGTTGGCTGCCATCTGTCCTTACCATACTGCTGCAAGTGGTTCGCTACTGTTTCACCAACAAAAGCAATCTTTTGTTTTGAACCAAACTTAAACACTGTGTTGATAAGAAGAGAGTCGAAACCATCTTCAGTCATTGTTCCAGCACTACTACCACCATAAGTGGCGTTCTGTGTCGCAATGTCTACAACATTGGTTAAGCTGTTCAATAGACCGCCAGTAAACCTTGTTGGCTGTGCAGTTGAACCGTTAGCTTCGTGCTTGTTACCAAAGAACATAGCTCGCTCTATGTCAGACATGTGGAGCTTGAGTGCTTTAGTCATAGCCTCGTCTAACTTATCACCAGTTCTTAGGTATGTGCTTTGCAAAGTATTTGATACTTGGAAAGCAGTCCTAAAAATCTGAGTGAAGTTTGAGACTACTGAAGCGTCGAAGCTGATTGCAGTTGGTGAGGTGTCACCTTCAGCCGCTGCAAATCCAGCGATAAACAAGATTGCATCATCTGCAATTTGATGCGCTGTACCACCAATGTTTCTGGTCACAGTAAGGGTAGTGCCAGTAGTATCAGCAGTAGCGTGCATCACTTCGCTTGTTTCACTGTTGACAATGATTGCGCCTTTTACAGCGAATTTATTGTCGTCAGCTGCATCGATTGTAACTGATGTTGTTGATGTTGAAGCAACAGCACCATTCACTTTCAATGTACGCTCTGGTAGTTCGTCCCTAAAGTTTTTATACTCTGGGTCGTCTGTTGGCTCTGATGAACCCATTGCAAGCAATGCGTTCAGTGGAGCGTTACCGTTTGGTTCCAACAACGTGAAAAGCTCACGGTAATTTTTCGGGCGGAAATCAGATGTAAACTCTCCTGTTCCCCGCAATCCTTGTATTGCTGCCATAATTTACCTCCTTATAGCATTAGTTACGGTTTTTTTACAGTCGAGTCGTTACGGAAATTAACCATCGCATAAACTCTAAAACACACTGGGCCTCGGCGCAGTTTATGTGTTATTCGTATGATATGTTATAAACCATGTACTTGTCATCCCTATAAATCATAATCTCCAATTTTAGGGCATCTAAACCTTTTAGACTTGTACATAGGGTAGCCTTTGTGAACTTTCCTTGATATTTCGTACGCACGTCTTTTGCACATCTCTTCTGTCTTGTACGGGCCGTATTGGTCTTCCAGTACGATACAATACTCAGGGTTCATTAAGTGACATATTGTCACAAATGCTTTGTACAAATATTAGCTCATTCGTTTAGACATGGTTTTGTTAATCAAGTTATCCAAAGTAGAGGCAGTTTCTGTCGGCGCATTTGTTGGATTTGCTGCTGGTGTTTGACCTAGCGAGCCCGTAAATGCTTGTCGCCTTTCAGCGATAGCCTTCATTCTATCCATCTCTGGACTGTTCATGCTGTTTTTGAAATCTTGCATGACCTTAATAGTCATTTGGGGGTCAACAAAATCTTCCATAGTAAAGCCACGTTCTGCTGCAAATATCATAAAGTCATTGGCAGCTGTGTCAGGTAGACCCAGTGCTTGTTGTACTCTATCAATATTGTTAGCAATCTGTTGCTGTACAGCCTGTACACTTTGTGCTTGTGAGTTGGCAACTTGGTTCTTTGCTGCGTTTGCGACGCCTTGTGAGTTAGCCAATACACCACGTAGTAACTGTGATAGCTGGTTGATTTGTTGCTGCATAGCTTGCATGCCTTGATTGCCTTGGGCTCCAGACATCATCATCTCTTTGTACCCAGGTGGCAGTGAAGCTGCATTTTCTTCTTCCCACTTTTTAAGACTTGCCTCCATGTCTCCAGACTTGACTGCTGCATCTTTCTCATAAACACCTGGCTTATCGCCCTGTGTGTTGCCCATTGTGGGATTTGATTCTTCGCTTTTAGCTAGGTTGCTAAGAATCTGAGCAACTTCTTTTGTATTCGCCCCAGGGTTTTTGCGCATGTACTGCTCAATAACATCCATAACAGGCTTATACTTTGCGTTCCTAAAATTAAGAGCGCTGTACCTCTCAAACGTTGATTTGATTTGTTGAGGTGTAAGCTTTCGCTTTGTCTTCGGGTCACTTCCATCGCCAAACTCAATCTCATAGATGATTGCTTCAGCGGTCATCTTGTCACCTTCAGTTTCGGGACTGCCTTTCTCAGCTGCTTTGCCTTCGTTGCTGTCCTCTTTTTTCTTCTCAGGGGCTGGTGTTTGCGTCTGAGTAGGGGTAACGCCCATTTGGTTTGAGGCCAGTCTGTCTACAGCAGCCATAGCGTCTTGGGGGTTTTGCGGTGTCGCCATTTTATTTCTCCGTTCTCCCAGCCGAAGCGGGGGGTTTGTTTAAATTATTGCTCATTATTACCTTTATTCTTATTTCTGTCGTCCATATCAGACAGCGCAATCTCAGACTCCAGCTTTGATTGCAGACGTACAGGTAATTCGAGCATCCTCTTAGCAGCCCATATTGAGCCACGTCTGAAGTTTATTTCTGTCAAATCCATGTTTGCTGACTCAGCAATAGACATGGCAGACGCCAGAATCTCGTCGTTCATTACATCTAAAAGAACTGCCCAACCCTTTGAACCTGTAAGCTCTTTTATCGCTTTGAGCTTTGCTTGTGGGGTCATTTAGTTCTTTTAATCTTCTTACTCTTTCGTACAACTGCCTTGCCAGCCATTACAGACCCGTGACCTTTTTTGTTCACAGTCCTGTTGATAGCAGCGTCTTTAGGATTGTACGATTCAATCTTTCCTTCTTTGCTTCCCATTATCGCCCTCTCTTTTCAATTAATCTGTCAATCTTAGAATCTAGTGCATCTAATCTATCTATAACTCTATTTATATCAGATTCCATTTCTTTTTTCGTCACATATTCTTTTGCCATTTCTTCTCGTGTCTTGTTAAGAAGAATTGACAAACGACTGATTTCGTTAGACCTCTCACGTAAAAAATACCCGACTAAACCAAGTATTAACGTGAGAACTCCATTCCATACCATTAACTCCATGTTTCACCTTTATGGCTTTGTAGGCCATTTTACATCATCCAAACTGGTTGCCGTTTTTGTAATGTCACGCAATTCTTGACGATACTTCTTTTGTGCGTCTGTCATTGTAAGGTCAGAGCTTGCCCACCAGTCTGTTTCTGCAAGCTTCATGTTTCGTTCTGCACGTAAAAGCTTCATAGGTTCTGCTGCCTCCAACTTGTCCTTTTCTGCCTTTACCTCATCCCAAGTAACACCAAAGTCTTTTGGGTCACTGCTTTCTATAGCACTTCCGTTTTCGTCTGTGCCCCCTTCCCCTCTCT